GTGCTTGCTCATCAGCCCCCCGGCCCACCCTGCACGTAGCCGACAGCGGCCATGTACGCATCGCTATCCTGCAGTCCGTCCAGGTCTTCGTCTGCTCCCAGCGACGCACGGGTTTCCACCTCGGCAATCAGGTCTGCCAGCAGTTCGAACGCCTTGTCTTGCTGCGCCGCCAATTGGCCAGCCGGCAACGCGCCCGAGGCCTGTTCGAAGTTCGTACCGTGCAAAAAGAACCGCTTGAGCTGGTCCTGTCCGGTAGCTGAATTGGGCAAGTTGCGCAGTCCTGAATTGGCAGCTCTAATCAGCTCGAAGACCGCTGCCAACGCGGCTTCTCCTACTCCTACGGTGACCTTGTCGTGCGCCTCCTGCCAATTGAACATGTCCAGAACGATGTTGCGCGCTTCCAAGGCTTGCTCGCGTTCTTTGTCGGGATCGGGCTTTTCGTCGGCGTGGATTTCTCGCAGGACGGCCCAAAGCCAAACCGCCACCGGAGCGCACTTGTCACGGCCCAGAAGCAAGAAGTTGGGTTCGTCGGGCAGGAGCTTGGACAGACAGTCGTACTGGCTCGGTTGTTGCTTAGTTCCCATGATTCGATTTCCTTAGATTGGTTGGTGCGTGTCTTCGTACTTGCGTCGCGCTTCCACTTTGCACAGAATGTTGTCGGCAAGGGCGTGAGCAGCTTCGTGGTGCGCCCCGTCATTGTGTGTAGGCGCAGTTGCGTGCCGTATCAGCTCCAGCGCGCGCACCAGTTCGTCTTTGTTTACAAGTGGAGCGTAGTTGGCGGGTAAAGTCGGTGGCTTCATTCTCATTTGCTGTCTTTCTACAGGGGAGGTTTCAATGCAAGTCAGGATCTTTGGCCGGATCTTCCAGCGCGGGGTTGAGGTGTGCGGGTATTTCAGAAGTACCAGATTCCCAACGGTCGAGCATGTCTTGAACCCAGGCCCTGCCGTCTTCGCGCTCCACGTTGGCGGTGTACTGGGTTACGCCCAGGTGGTGGGCGAGAAGAACAAACGACACGTCGTCAGATCCGGCTATCTCTTTGAACAGATCGTCCAACGCCTCCGCTACGAGCTTCATTTTCAGGCTCAGCGCGATGACGCCAGGAGGCAAAGTTGACGGCTTGTCCTGGTTCATGACCTGCCCCCGTAAATGATGAATGTAATTAGAACGATCCAAGCGACGAAGACAACGACGGCCGCAGCTATGAAAACACCACAAGGTGCGCTCTTAGCTGCAGGCTCGAACTCATACGGCTCGTCATCAAGCGGCCAAGACTGCGGCGTGGGTATCGTGTCTGCGTAGGGATCTCGGTACTTGTTCATTCGGCCCTCCCGGCTTCGTTGAAGTCGTTAGGCAGAGCCCACGGAACAAGCTCATCCGCCTTTCTTTGAAACTCAGGCGAGTCTTCTACGGGTCGTGCGAATTCGGGAAGTGGGCGGGGTGCGTCGTCGTAAAACGGCCCGTCGTCTACTGCGCGCATTTGCCTGCTCAGATCGGGAGGGGGCGTGGAATCGACCTTTTCGAAAGGCCAGGGGGCTGAAAGCAAAGCCGCTTGCTTCTGAATCCTGCCCACGCGAGCGCCGGCCCCCTCCGCAAGAGGAGGCGTGATGTTAAAGCCCCGTACCTTCTTGCTAAAGATCTCATCTGAAATGATTGTTTCGCGCTCCGAAGCTGCGGTCAGATCCAGGGCTGCGCTCATGACGCGGTAGGTTTCGTGCGGATCGCCCGACCCGCGGGCTCCGGTAACTGCGACTTTGCCCTCTGCGTCGGTCATAGTGAAGGAGAACGTGCCGTGGTAGTGCTTGGAGGCGAGTTGTTCGTGGGCCTGCTTCAGTCCATCTTCCAATTCTTCGATACGCTCATACTGCTTATTGTACAACTTCTCCACGTCTTCCACGGACTCGGCATACGTCTCCACGCCCAGGCCGTCTTCGCCCGGCGCTACTTCCAGCAAGATGTTCGTCACGCTCAACGACTCCAACTTATCGATACGAGCGTCCCGAGCGTCAATTACAGCGTCGTATTCTTGGATCCGCTCGTGAGCTTGTTCCAAAGCTGCTTCAATTTCTTGGATCCGCGCATTTGCGGCTGTCAGTTCTTTCTGAATCGCGGGATCTTCCGAGGCCGACGCCAGTGCGGGAGCCGCGCACCCCTTCTTCCGAAGCCAAATTGCCAAAGCCTGCAAGCCAAACGTAGCGAGCAAAACCGCCTTTTCGCTGCGCACCTTCTGCCCGCCCGGCAAGGCTTCGTCCAAATGATGAAGGGCCGTGCCGATCATTCCCGCCGCCGGGCCGTAGTCGATTACCTCGTCCGGGGGAAACGGGGTTGTATCAAAGGTAGCTGGTTCGCGCCTTTGTTCTTCGGCTTCTTTAGCGAGAAGCTCCGCCATTGCGTGCACCATCAAAATAGTCTTCTTGTCGGTCATTACGGTACTCCAGGTTATGGCTCGCTACGGAGCCGGGTTGAAACTATGAACTTCAAAGCATAGGAACAGGCTTAGACGAGGGCTGTACGGGCGACTCGCGGGCCGGTAATTCGTTCCTGACGCAAATGGCCGTCACTGAAGCTCCGCCAGAAGCCTTCAGAATCTTCTGGTTCGTAGACAGCCAACTATTACCCGCTAGTGCGCAGGCTTCGTCGGAAGCGAATCCAGGTACTGATAGCATGCTCGCGGCTTTAGCCGGGCCGCTTCCTTGCGTAAGGATCAAGGTAATAATCAAAGACCACATGTCGGACTTTCTTTGTTACGGTTACGAGAGCAATCAAAACTTCGTCTTTTTGGCAGGTCCTTTTTCTGAAGGCCTATTACTTACGTAGTGCTCGCAAGCCTTCGCCCACGGCGCGGACTTCCAAAGTTCCGCATTGCGTACCGCGTACACTCTAACTGTAGAGCCGTCAGCGCGCTTTACCTTTGTATCGTCGTTGCCGCCCGCTACGATAAATCCAGCGCGCTTTAACTCCCTGGCGAGAGCGTTCGTACTCGCGCGCTTCGTTCCCGCGGGATCGAAGAACGTATGAAGCTCAGCGGCCGAAAACAAGTCGCCCTTACCGCCTGCCTTCTGCAGTACCCGATCGGGGTTCTGTCTTAGTTCTAAGACCCACGATCCTAAATCGCTCTTGCCCAGTTCAATCATCGATTCCTTACCCGCGGTAGACGGGGCCGGAGAGTGCGGATCGAAGGCGCCTAGATCCATGTCCAACATGTAGTACCAAAGCGCCGCCGCGCCCGCGTCGCTCTTCATCCACGCCACGTACTCTGTATGCCGCTGAAAGAGCCCCGCGACTACTTCGTGCACGAAAAAGCGCCGATCCTGATCGTCCATGAACAAGGCGTCAGGATCGTTAGACGTGAACAGGTAGTTGATTACGTCCGCTATGCTGTACGAAGGAACGTACTTCGGATTGAGCCGCAAGGATTTCTGCGTAATCATCGTCATAAGGCGGCGCATATAGCGTCTATCGCCTCTTGACGTAATATCGTCCGCCAAAATGAACTGCTTATTTTCAGCCCACTCGTTGCGCTCGTCGTCAAGATCTGAATCCTTGATTTCCGCTGAATTGGTTCCGTAAATGCGCATCAACGTATGACCGATGAGCGTTTTGCCGGAGCCGTGAACGGGACCCCAAATGGCCGCCGCAGTATGCATCTTAACGCCAGGATGCTGAAGCGGATACGCGCACCAGCGTTCGAACCAAAGCCGTGCGGAACCGTCCCCGCCGAAGATATGGTCCATCAGCCTTTGCCACTCGCCTATGGCGCCCTGCTTCGGTTCTTCGAGCCCCCATCCCGTCCAGACGTTAAGGCAGCAATCCTCGGTAACGCGATCCTCGCCGGGTGCGTAGCGGAGCTTGGATACGACGGCGCGCGCTGGCCACTTAAGCCACTTCAACGCGCCAGATATTTCAGTCGTTGACGTACCAGTTTTAGTTTCGCGATACTCCACGTACGTCCAATCGCTAAAGGCGTGAGCGCAGAAGTTGGCTGGAGTCATTCGCATCTTTTCAACGTGGTCCCATATCAGGCCTGGATTGCGCACGTACAAAACCCGCTCGTTCAGCTTGTGCAGTATTTCGCTACCCGCGTAGGGTTCCGCGTTGTCGAGCATTTCAGATAGCTTCGCGGGGCCGTGCAATACCAAGAAGTCGTCCAGACCCACCTTGGCATCGCCCTCTGGTTGAAGTCGAACGATGCGAACTTCCGCGCCTAGATCTAAAAGGCGATCTGAGAGCCTAAGTTCAGCGGCTACCACGTTGGGGTTGGTAGCTGCGTCAGAGTCATAGCAGATGTACACGATCCGTTCTTGCCAATTGAACTCATCGAACATAGGCAGTAGCGGCATTTCGTTCTTGTTGCTTTGAAAGCTCCAGACACCGCCTAGGCCGATTGTAGGGTGGCCGAACTTCGTCGCGCACGCCGCTTTCAGTTCGCCTTCGGTAATAATTAACGGAATTGACGGATCCGAAGCGACGTCGGCCCAGTCCACGTCGAACGGCGGTAGGTACAGCTCGGTGACGGTGTCTGCAGGCTGCGCATATCTCAACGCCTTACGGCCCGCCATTTTGTCGAAGCCCTTGCGGGTATCTACGACATAGCGGGCTCGAAAGAAATCTGTGGGATTGCCGGATAAATCGAAGTACGGAATTACAAAGCACTCGTGAGAACTGGGAAGGCCTAATTCCTTAGAGCGGGCCCGCGTCGCTGGCTCCAGTTGCATCAATGACGCGTCGTCCGCGTTTAGCAACGAGTCTGCGAGCTTGGTCAGCATCAAGCTCTTCACCTCAGACACTGACAAGCCCCCTTCGGAAAGGGCTTTAACTACGGTCTTGCGTTTAGGTTTTGCCATAAATGCGTATCGGACCTTTTGAGACTACCGGATTACGGCCCGGTGGGCAAGGGTGTCACGGAGTACGGGGCCGGGTCGAACACCTAAGGAAGACCTGCCGACAACAAGCCACTCCGAAGTATCACCTGCCGTAACTCAGAGGATCGAGGGCACCCGACTCCTCCGTGACGACGCGAGTATAGATAGAGCCGCGAACCGCCGTCTACTTATTTCACGTGCGTGGTGCTCGCTGAAACGCCCCGTATAGAAAGAAGGAAGGCCGGCGAGGGCGCTTAGAACGTAGATAGTACAAGCGCTAGGGCTGGCTATGAAAGGTCCGCGGCTAACTAATGGTTACGGGCAATAACAACGAGTCGGACTTTGTCAGTAATTGAAGTAAGTGAGTACTGAGCAGCTGAGTGTGACTTAGATCAAGAATTCGGTTCCTCTATTTTCGTTGTTGGGTTGAGAATCGTGTATTTACTGGGTTTCACAGAGTCTTGTAAATTCCACACGCGGCTGCAAGGTGAAATTGCTGTACTAAGCGTGTTGGTTACTGAGCGCTTGGCGGGGAGTGTGGCGGTTGCTGTAAAGTCAGAAGGTTTAATGGTACGACGAATGAGTGGCAAAACCAGTGAGTTCCCCGGTTCCCCGTTCCCCACACTTCTATCCTTTATAGGGTGAAACGTAATTTCTATTCCTAAAGAGTTTTATAGAGAAAAAGGGGAACTAAGGAACCGTAACTGTGTTGTAGTTGTGTACCGGCCACAGCTAGCGCCGAGTTCCCCATTCTTTAAACCAACACTTTTCGGTGTGTTTTCGGGCCGAAAAAGGGGAACTAAAAGTGTTGTTAATGCCACAATATCTGTAGCAAGTAATACGTCAGACAAAGTAGTAACTCAGTCTCAACTCTCAAATGTTCATTTCGTGGTGTAGAGGTGTTTTTGAGCACTTTGGAATAACGTTACCAATAACTCTCAAAGACTTACGATTAGTTCCCCTTTTTCCTCTCAACGACGCTTTTGCTTACCTTCAAACGTAACCTTCTGGGAATACTAGGCTCCGTACCTATCGACAGTAAACTACCGATAGCAACTCACTATCTTTGGAGAATGACATGGCTACGGCAGCCAAGAAGCGAGCAACGCCAGAAACCAAAAAGGTTTCCCGCCCCGAGTCCAAAGCGCCGCACCCTTCGTTGCGCGCCACCGACATACCTGGCGTGTACTACAACAGCGCTGGGGTTAGGGTAGGTCCTAACGGCGTGGCGATCACGTTTGCTGAGCTCAAGCGCAAAGACAGAGACAGGTTCCGGGAGGTCCTTGACGAAGACGTCAGCACTCCAGCGGACCTACTCAAGGCTGTCGCCATGGACCCCCGCCACCCACTGCCGCAGCGTATAGATGCCGCCAACAAGGCAGCTCCGTACTTCACCGCCAAGAGGGTCGCCATTCAAGGGGGAGGTCCCGAGGCGCCGCCCGTCGATATCCGCGTGCTGATGGAGAAGATGCCGCAGAAGGAGCTTGATAAGTTGGAGAAGCTATTGGCCGCCGCGGAAGAACTGTTGAAACAAGGAGCTACGAAGTGAACGCAAATGAGTTTGGTAAGGCTGACTCAGGCAGCGACTTTTCGTTCGGGTTGTACGCAGGCGAGGCCGCTGCGGCTCTTCGGAAGCTGGCGGACAGAATAGAGTTGGGAGAATGCCAGGTGTACCGAGTGTCTGTAACTTCCGAAGCTGATGTGGACGACTTTGCGGGTACTACGCTCAAGATCAAATTTGCGGAGAAAGTCAAGTGAGTGACTTCAATCTCTACCTGCCGTTGCTGCTGAGCTTTGAGGGCGGATACGTCAATGACCCGGCCGATCCGGGCGGCGCGACGAACAAGGGTATCACGCTCAGCACCTTCAAACTCGCTTCCGGTCTGTTTGCGGGCGTAGAGCCCACGTTGGACAACTTGAAGCGGCTGACCGACGCGCAAGCCGGCATCATCTACAAGCGCATGTATTGGGACAAGCTGAATTCTGACGTTATAGGGTTGCAACCTCTCGCAGAAATGTACACGGACTTCTACGTTAACGCGGGCGACAACGCGGTACGCGCCATGCAGAAGACGCTCAATGGCTTGCGCCTTCAAACGCCTTTGAACATAGATGGCAAGCACGGCCCTTCTACGCTGCACGTCATTTTGATTGCAGACCAAACTGAGCTGTACAAGCGCTACAAGGCAGCCCGCATTTCGTACTACTGGGCCCTGGTCAATGCCAAACCCGCTCTGGGCAAGTTCCTCAAGGGCTGGCTGAACCGAGTTGCTGCGTTTCCTGAACTATGAATTGCACCGACGAGTCAGCGTTTGACCTGGAGTACGAAGACCGCGACAGGGGCTGGGTTCGCCTGGGCGGGTTCGATTCTTTACATGACGCCAAGGACAAGGCGAAGAGTTGTTTTACCAAGAAGGCCCAGAACCAGGCTTCGAGGTTCCGCATTTTGTGGGTTGGCGGGGCGGTATACGAGTGTACGTTCAAGGTGGGCTCCAGAGTCAACTGGGTGCGCAGGGTATGAACCTCGACGCCTTGCGCCAACAGATGTACGCCGCGAAGGCGGAACAGGCCCGCCGCAGCTTTCATCGCTTCTTCGTGGAGTTTGCGTGGCCTGCGTTGATGCCTGCCGTCGAGTTCAAGGACAATTGGCACATCCACGCGATCTGCGAGCACCTTGAAGCTCTCAAGAGAGGCGAGATCAAAAAGCTGGTCGTGAACATGCCGTTCCGCCAGCTCAAGTCCACGATCATTTCACAAGCCTTTATGGCGTGGGACTGGATCGACGATCCTCAGATGCAGTACCTGACAGCCTCGTACGCGAAAGACCTTTCTACGCGCGATGCGGTGGCTTCCCGGCGCATTATCGAGTCAGACGCGTACCAACGTGCGTTCGGCGATCGGTTCAAAATGACCACCGATCAGAACGTCAAGACACGCTACGAAAATAACAAAGGCGGCGGGCGCGTATCCACCTCCACCGATTCTGCGGCTGTGGGCTTCGGTGGCAACAGGCGTATCGTGGATGACCCCGCGGATCCTCGCCAAGCAGACAGCGCCGCGCACGTACAGGCCAGCGTGGAGTGGTGGAAGGGAGCGTTCTCCACCCGCGCCAACGATCCCGCCAACGATGTGATTGTGTTGGTACAGCAGCGGCTGAACGAGAACGACACGACGAACCACGTACTCAAAAACGAGTCGGGTTGGGTCCATCTCATGCTGCCAATGCGCTACGAAGCCAAGTACACAAAAACCACGGTACTGGGCTTCAAAGATCCGCGGACGAAGGAGGGCGAGCTGATGTTCCCCTCGCGCTTGCCCGAGGCGGACGTTGCTGACTTGGAAAAGACGTTGGGCCCGTACCACGTTAACGCGCAGCTGCAGCAACGTCCGGAACCGCGCGGCGGGCTCATATTTGACCGCAATCATTGGAAGTACTGGACTGTACAGACTGACTATGACGAGGTGGTCATTTCTGTGGACTGCTCGTTCAAGAACCTGCAGACGTCGGACCGCGTAGCCATCCACGTCTGGGGTTGCCGAGGCGCCTCCAACTACCTACTTCACAGAGTATGGGAGCGTCTCAGCTTTACAAAGACGTGCGAAACACTGCTTGGAGTCGTGGCGTTGTTCCCTGACGCTGTCGCCAAGTTGGTAGAGGACAAGGCGAACGGCTCTGCGGTGATTGACTCGCTACAGAGCCACGTCGGCGGGATAATCGAAGTCAACCCGCAGGGCGGCAAGGCCGGGCGCGCGTACGCCATGCAGCCCGATCACGTGGCCGGCAACTTCTACCTGCCGCACCCCTCCATCGACCCGAAGATTGAGGTGTTCATAAGCACAGCTGCGTCGTTTACAGGAGCTGACGGCGGGGAGGATGACGAGATAGACGCCATGACGCAGTTTGCTACGTGGCGCAGGTCTAGATTGAACACGCGAGGCCTGCACGATTGGATGCGCGAGCAGGCTGCGCAAGCTGAGGCGGCCAGATTGCTCGCCAATCAAATCAACGGACGGAGAAACTGACATGAACGAGAATCAATCGAAGGCGCTGGAACTGATGAAGGCTGCGTTGCTGAAGCCGTCGTTGCTGACGCACGCGGGACTGGTCAAGGTAGAGCCCAAGCCGGCCGACAAGGCTGAAGAAAAAGCGAAGGAAGAGCCGAAGAAAACCTGAGCGCTAGGCAATACAGCAACTCAAGGAGCGCCAACGTGGCAACAAGAGAGCAAATGGGCACGGACTTCGAGCCTACGTTTGTACAACGCGTCGCTGCTGGCGTGAAGTACGCAGTTTCTGGGGTCACGCCAACTGACTGGTTCGGCCCCTGGCAACCCCTCGTTCCGCAGGCCCAGGAAAAGACGGAGGGCCGGGCCTTCGATTACCCAGTTGGGTACAATCTGCGCATTCTCCCGCGCAGTGACGAGGCCATTTCATTCGCACAACTGCGCAACTTGGCTGACGGCTACGATCTTCTCCGTCTTGTATTGGAAACTCGTAAGGACCAGATTGAGGCGTTCGAATGGGAAATTGTCCCTGTCAAAGAAGACGTCACTGCTGAGTCCAAGAAGGAATCCATTTCTCAGATCACCGACTTCTTTCAAAGGCCCGACAAGGAGCACGATTGGCCTGAGTGGCTGAGGATGCAGACCGAAGACTGCTTGGTCATGGATGCCATTGCGGTCTATCCGCGTGTGGCTCGTGGGGGCCAGCTTTACGGTTTCGAGCTGATTGACGCCTCTACGATCAAGCGTGTACTGGACGTGTCGGGTCGTACGCCCTTGCCGCCGAGCCCTGCGTATCAGCAGATCCTCAAAGGCGTACCGACTGCCGACTACACGACTGAGGACCTCATTTACAAAGTGCGCAATCCTCGCACCAATCGCGTTTACGGCTTCAGTCCCGTCGAACAGATCATCATGACGGTAAGCATCGCCATTCGCCGGCAAATGAGTCAATTGGACTTCTACACCGCAGGCAACGTGCCCGAGGCGATTGCCCAGGTCCCCGAGAACTGGAACCCGAAGCAGATCCAAGAATTCCAACTGTTCTGGGACTCGTTAATGGAGGGCAATACGGCGAACCGTCGCAAGATGCGCTTCATTCCAATGCTCAAGGACATTGTATTTCCCAAAAAGGACGTTCTCAAAGACGAGTTTGACGAATGGTTGGCCCGCATCGTGTGCTTCGCCTTCTCTATCACTCCATCTGCGCTGATCAAGCAGGTCAATCGTGCGAGTGGGGAACAGATGGCGGACACAGCTAAGGAAGAAGGCTTGATGCCGTTCCTGCGTTTTCTGGCTAACCACTTCACAGCGATGGTTCAGAAGATCGACCCAGAGCTCAAGTTCAAGTGGAAGATTCAGAACAAGATTGATCCGTCTGCGCAGGCTGAGATCCATACCAAGTACATCGCCAGCAAAGTGATCACGCCAGACGAGGCGCGCAGCGAACTGGGAATGCAGCCGATGACCCCCGAAGAACGGGAAGCCGCGTTCCCCGCGCCGGCCACTCCTGGCTTTGACGAAGAAGGCAGGCCTCTCGCCCCCGAGGTTGTACCTGGCGAAGAGACTGCGAAGCCTGCGTTTGGCGAGAAGAAGGTTGGGGGCGAGGAAGAGAAGAAGCCGGCCGGCCCGACAGCAAGCGAGAAGGCTTTGGAAGAAGTGACCAAGCTGCTTGCTGCGTGTATTGAGAAGCTGGATCCTGCGCATCAAGGCGCGATCCTGGAAAAGCTCGCCAAGGCGCAGCCTCCCACGATCATCGAGCACAAGCCGCAGGTGAACGTGGACGTGGGCGAGACAACCGTACACGCGCACATAGCGCGTCAGGATTTCGGCAAGACCATCGTCACTGAGCGGCGCGCTGACGGCAGCTTGGTGGCCACCGTGACCAGCAAGAAGGAGTGACCAAGTGATCGATACAAAACTGGGCCCGATGGACCCTGCTGACTTGGTGTTGAAGGAAACTCGGCAGCAGCTTCCGGCCGGCGTGGCGGTGACAAAGTCGTACTACTTCCAAGGCGAGCTTGTCAAGCAGGATGTTGACCTTGCCGTGGGTGTGAAATTGGAACAAGGAGAGTAACGTGGCAATTACGACAGCAATGTGTACCAGCTTCAAAAAGGAGCTCATGACCGCGACGCACAATTTCAGCGTTGGAGGCAGCAACATGAGGATGGCGTTGTTCGACTCCACCGCAACGATGGACGCCACTACGACAGTGTACAGTACAGCCAACCAGGTGGTCGGTACGGGGTACGCAGCGGGCGGCAAGCCTCTGACCAATATCGATCCGGCTACGAGCGGCACAACTGCGTTCGCAGACTTTGACGACGTGGTTTGGACCGGAGCGACGTTCAGCGCGCGGGGGGCGCAGATCTTCAACAACAGCGCAGGCAACGCCAGTGTGAGCGTGCACGACTTCGGTACGACGGTGTCGGTAGTGAGCGGCAATCTGACCGTCTCATTTCCGACTGCTAACGCAACCGCGGCGATTCTGAGGCTCGCATGACTCAATTGTTCGCCAACAACGCCCAAAGCACGTTGGCGGTCACTGCCAACTCGTCAGTCACGTCTTTGTCGCTTGCGGCGGGTCAAGGTGCGCTTTTTCCCACGCCGGTTGGAGGGAATTTCTTTACGCTCACACTGACGCAGGCAGGCGCTGAGACGTCTTGGGAAATCGTCAAGGTCACGGCACGATCAACTGACACGCTGACGGTTGTACGCGCGCAAGAAGGTACGACAGCAGCTGCTTGGGCAAGCGGCAGCAAAGCAGAGTTGAGAATCACGGCGGGTACGGTTTGGCCTCTGCCTAACTTGGACCAAAGCATTATTCCAACTTGGACTGGTAGGCACATATTCAACAACCAACCTGTGGGCATCGGGGATGCTAACTCCAACACACTAGGCTCCAGACTAGTGGTAGGAGGCGACGTCTTCAGTTCTGCGCTGGTGAGGTCCACGGGCAACGCAGGCGGCGTAGGCGCTAGCGAGCTTTACTTGAGCAGCGCTACAGCAGACAACACAGGCGGGCTAGTCGGGTACTCCCACAGTAGTGACAGGCTGTATTTTGGGGCGGGAGGTTCTACGTGGCTGGCGCTCAACAGCTCGGGAGCTGTGGGTCTTAACGGCGCCAACTTCGGAACCGCGGGTCAGGTGATGACGTCGGCAGGTAGTGCGGCGCCGGCTACGTGGACTAGTCTGCACAGGCTCATGGCGGTCTTCTCTACACTACGGGTTTAACGCTCAATGATATTTCTCACAGCTACATCAGAAACGTTGACGCTTGTCACGTCCGCGGCGCTTAGCCTTGACTGGGCTGCGGGGTTCGTAGACATAAACAGCACAACCGGGGCCACTCCCGGGTCCAGCCAAGGCAACGTCACCACCGCTACAACGACAACGGTAGTAGCCGCGCCAGCGGCAAGCGTGCAAAGGCAACTGAAGTCGTTCACGGCGGTCAACAAGGATGCGACGCTGACACAGACCATTACGCTCAACAAGGTCACAGGGGCGGGGGCGTTTGCGTTGGCCAGGAACGTCCCTTTGTCGCCAAACGAGGTACTGTTGTGGGTGGATAGCATTGGGTTTGTGGTGCTGAACGCGTCAGGTGTACAAAAGGTAGCCAACGCCGCCAACGCGTCGGACTTGACGGGGTCGGCACTAGCGGCAGGTGTCACCGCATCGTCGTTAACCAGCTTGGGGATTGTTACTGCTTTGTCAGCGGGGTCTATTACCAGCACAGGTAACACCGTACTGGGCGACACCAGTACAGATACATTGAACGTAGGGAACGGCGGTCTGGTCAAGGACGCAAGCGGGAACGTTCTAGTCGGAGAAACTACCGCTGGGTATTCGTCGGCAAACCGCGGGTTGGTTGAAATCAACGGGGCTAGTTCGGCTCTTTTGGGCCTGAGAGTCAGCAGCGTCAACAAAGGCTATTTGTTTCACAGCGGAACTGATTTGTTTCTGTCTAACGACGCAAACGGCGCTTTTGGGCTTAACACCAACGCCGTTACGCGTCTGAACGTTAGTGCTGCAGGTAACGTGTACGGCACGATTGGAACCCCAGGTATGACTGACGACTTCAATAAGCGGTAGGGTCCCGATGTACTACGACAGCACTAACAATAACTTCTACGTGTACAACGGCGCGTGGAAGAAAGTGACATTGGCGTAACTACTAAGCAGGAGATTTCATGGCCACTCTAACCCCCGATCAAAAAACCGCCAAGGACCAACTGAGGCACTTGAGGTTTAGAAAACAGTCGCTACAGGACGAAAAGTCTGTACTACAAACTGCGTCTGCGCGTATACCAGATATCAATGCCGAAATAGACACGATCAACGCGCAGATAGACATCATCAAGCTGCGCGATCCTGACGAGCGGGCGCAAGCGCAGACTCAACCGAAGACGATTTGAATAAACAAGGCAGGTTGCCGTGAAATTCAACTCTGGACCGTTTAACAGCGCCGCGTTTGATACTGCGTCTCAGATAGACGCGCAGACGTCGTTGGTCGGGGTGGCTACTACTGGGGGCGTTGGGGCAGTCAGCCTGTCGGTTAGTCCGACTATCGTACTTGCGTCAGTATCGTCTCAGACGGCTCTGGGCAGCGTCTCTATAGTCGCCCAGTCTATCACTTCTGCCCTGGGGGTATCCGCAACAGGCCAAGTAGGCCAGATTTCAGAGATTTGCGACTCAGCCGTACAGCTTACCTCGGTGTCGTCGCAAACAGGGCTTGGCGATCTGACCTTGTCAGCCCCCTCCACGACAAGTTTGGTAGGGGCCGAAGCCTCTGGCCAAGTGGGTAGCTTGTCGATCGCGGTTTCTTCGCTTGCAGAGTTGGGCGGCGTGTTTGCGGTTGGCCAAGTAGGCAGTCTGTCGGCCAGCTACGATTCTTCGATTGAGCTTAGCTCTGTATCGGCGGCGGGCCAGACGGGGGCGTTGTCGCTCGGAAATGACCTGGTATTGACCGGCGTGGCTGCCGCGGGGGCGGTTGGGGTGCTGGCGCAGCCCGTAGATTCTTCGGCAGAACTAACCTCGGTAGTCGCGGCGGGGCAAGTCGGAACCTTGGGGCTCAGCGCCGACTCAGCTGTCCAACTCGGGGCGGTATCCGCAGCCGGGCAGGTCGGGGCGCTGCAACTCGGGGCAGACCTGATCATCTCCGGTGTGTCGTCTGCGTGCGAAATCGGCACGCTAGGCGTGTTTTCGGAGGCTAGCCTGCAGGGGGCTGCAGCTACGGGTGAAGTCGGGCAGCTTTCGACCAGTGTTGAGGTGACGGCTATCGAGCTTGTCGGCGTTGAGTCCGCTGGGCAGGTAGGGTTGTTGGAAGTGGGGGTCAAAGAAGCACCCAGCCAAGCCGGTTTGGACGGGGTTTCGTCAGGTTTGATCCTGGAGTTCGACAGGTCTTACCGCGAGCACGGTCAAGTGACGTTGCTGGGCGTGTCCAGTACGGCTTCGGTAGGCCCGTTGTTCGCACGCGCCGAAGCTCCGTTCAAACCTCTGCCCAACTACGTCCCGCCGCAAGTGGCGAAGTTCGCGCTGGGCGCCAAGACCCGCACAGAGTCATCAACTTGTTGGCTGAGAGGCGTGACGGCAAACCTGGAGCCCGCTACGTCGTTCGAGCTTGGCGACGAGCTTGGTGTGTTTGACAACGAACTGGAGGAACTAGCCATGCTAGTCGCTGCGCTATGAGATATGTTTGCGTATCCACCGACTGCTCTTGCGCAGCTCCGGTCTTGGCGAAGGCGCTGGACTTGCAGGTGGCCAACAGCCAACGTCTGAGCAAGGGGTGCAGACCTGTCGCCACTACCGCGCTGGGCCGCTACGTTGAGAAGAAGCAACGCAGCCTCGCCCCCAAGCTGGCGAAAGTACTGAAGGACTTCGGCCGCAAGGTTGCCCAGAGGATCACCAGTGCGTACCCAGCGACGGAGAAGCTGTCCAAGGCCGACAAGGATTTGATTCAGCAGCTCATTGACAAACTCAATGCGGAGTCGTTGGGCGAAGAGCTTACGGGGGAGCTGGAGAACGCCACGACAGCGGCGTTCCGTCGCGCTGCCGCGTACGGGGCCAAGCAAGTGGGCCTGGTAGTGGGCGAGATCACGGAGCAAGTAGACGAGGCCGCTGTCAAGTACGCCAAGGTGCGCGGAGGTGAGCTGATCAAGGACTTGGCCGACACCACAGAGAAGGACATGCGCAGTTTGTTGGAACGCGCGGTGGCGGAGGGCATGTCCGTGGACGAGCTTTCTGACGCCATAGAAGGCATGGGGGCGTTCGGTGAGGCGCGCGCCAACACAATCGCCCGTACTGAGCTGGCCAACGCTCACGTACAAGGCAACGTTCAAGGTTGGAAGGAGAGCGGCCTGAACATTCGTAAAGTCTCTTTACTGGGAGACTTGCACGACATTGCTGACATCTGCGATGAGTGCGCGGATGCTGGCGAAGTAGACATGGAAGCTGAGTTTGTTGACGGTGCGACGTTCCCGCCGTACCACCCTAACTGTATTTGCGATATTTCACCTGTCATCATCGAAGACCCAGAAGGAGAGCAATCATGAACATCGTTTTTCGCCCCAACACACAAGGCTCGCTGACCGTAGCGGCCACCAACGTCTCGACAAGCATCGCGTTGCCCCCTGGAGGAGGCGGTATGACGCGCGTGGTCAACACGGGACCGGGCAATGCCTATGTCGAGTTCGGGCCGAGCGGCTGTAACGCAGCAGTTCCGACAACTTCGCCTGGAAGTACGTGCGTGGTGGCCAACGCGCCTGCCTCGTTCTTCCGTCTGCGGCCCAGCGACGCCAACGTGGCTGTCGTCGCTGACACCACAGCGTCAGTCAAGATCGCCCGCGGGGACGAGGTGTAACGTGGCGCAGCTTGCGGTGTTGCTCAAAACAGACGAACGCGAGCGGGACGAACTCGGCAGGTACGTCGGTCAGGGCCGAATAGACTACGCCATAGGGCAAATCGACTGGCAAGCTGGCAGGGGAGGCGTACCCAGTTCTGAAATTAAGGTGGCTAACGTCATACCGTCTGGCTTGTCTGTGGGTGCAAAACACAACAGATTAGTAGGAAGTATGCAAGGGGAGTTCGATGAGAATTCGGGCAAGGGGCAGACTGTAAAGTTGCGTCACTTGATAGGGACCCAAACATCTATCCGTGTGGAGCGCGTAAAGGAGCTGGTTAACGACATAGGCCAGACGGACGGTGAGGCCATAGAAGTCATGCGCGGGACGGACGGCAAGATGTATTTGGTGGATGGCCACCACCGTGTCGCGGCCATGTCTCTGCTGGGAGCGAGGGAGGCAGATGCTATCGTGTACCAGCAGAAGGCCAAGAAAATACACCTGCCCGCTTTGATCAAAGTACACGAATACCTGGACAACGCCGCCCACGAAGCGGCCACCAGCGATCTGAACCTGCTTCGCGCACCCACCGAGGGAAGGATCAAGGCTGGTAACTACAAGAAGGGTCATTGGAAAATCTCAGGCCTCAGCGTCACCATCGAGAACCCCGCGGGATCGAAGCGCCGTCCTGAGTGGCCGGAGTTGACGGCGCATTACGGCTACGTGCGAGGCACCGAGGGCGCTGATGGCGATCACGTGGATGTGTTCTTGAAGCCCAGCACGCCGAACAACTGGGCTGGTACCGCGTACGTGATCGACCAGGTCAATCCGGACGGAACGTTTGACGAGCACAAGTGCATGATCGGCTGGAAGGACGAAGAATCAGCCACCCGGGCGTACATGGGCAACTACACCAAAGGGTGGAAGCTCGGCAAGGTGACGGCCCTGTCGTGGGTGGAGTTCAAACAGTGGCTCAAGGGAGACACAACCAAGCCGCTGAGCAAGAGAGCCCAGGCCAAGGTTGCTGTTCTACTCAAGGCGTCAGCCCTGTAATTTCCACCAATTATAAATTTTCTCTATCGCAGCGTATACTCCGATAGCTTTAGGGTATGCGCCCGCGCGCGAGACTCACTCAACAAGGACTGGAGTTTTGAAATGACGAAGGCGTTGCAAGTTTTTGCACAGATCAAGAAAGTGGACGAAGCCCAGCGCTTGGTCTACGGGCGGGCGGCCCAGGAAGAAGTGGACAAGTCGGATGAGGTAATGGACTACGCGTCCAGCAAACCTCACTTCGCCAACTGGTCGGCTGAGGTCGCTAAGGACAGCGGCAATCGCAGCTTGGGCAACGTGCGTGCCATGCACGGCAAGATCGCGGCCGGCAAGCTGACAGCCATCGAGTTCAACGACGCTGAAAAAGCTGTTGACGTGGTGGCCAAGATCGTGGATGACGCGGAGTGGAAGAAAGTCCTGGAAGGCGTCTATACCGGCTTCAGCATCGGCGGCAGCTACGTCGGTACTCCCACCGTCGAAAAGGTGGAGGGCAAGGACGTCAAGCGCTACACCGCCAAACCCAACGAACTGTCCCTGGTGGACCGGCCTTGCATCCCGTCGGCCAAGTTCTTCGAGGTGCGCAAGGCAGACGGATCCGCAGAACAGGTCGAGTTCAAGGAGGGGCCCGCCGATCCAGTGGAAGTGACCGGCACGGACGCTGAGGTAATTGCCTTTGGCAAGATGCTCAACGAATCGGAGCTGACCATGGCCGACGCCATCGACCTTCTCAAGGGCGGCATGCCCGCTTTCCTCGAAGCCAAGAAGAAAAAGAAGGGCGCCAAGGAAGGCGAAGAGGAGGCCAAGGAAGGCGAAGAGGGACCCGCGAAAGACAAAGAAGGCGAAGAGGAAGAAGAAGTTGCGGAGAAGAACACACCCGCTACTCTGCGCAAGGGCGTGTACGACTGCGGTTACTTTACCAGCGCGCTGCAAGCCCTGGTCTGCCTCAAGAAGAATGCTGCGTACGAAGCCATGAAAGAGGGCGACAACTCGGCCATCCCCGCGAAGCTGGACGCTTGCGTGGCCCTGGTCGGCGAAGTGTTCAAGGCGTTCATCGACGAAGTAATGAAAGAGTCCAAGGCGGGCACCGAAGCTGAGACCGCGGGCATGTTCGCCCTGGCCGAGCAAGCTGAAGGTTTGCGCAAGAGCTTCGAAGGCGAGCCCCTGCTGAAACTGGCCGCGCCCGAAGCCCTCGCCAAGCTGGCGCCGCAACCGACGACAGACACCGCCGCGCTGGAAAAGATGGTACAAGACGCCATCACGCCGCTCAGCAAGCAGCTCGGGGAGGCCCAGGCTACGATCAAAAAGCTGGAGTCGATGCCCGCAGCGCCGCGCATCGCCCTCATGGCCGTGACCAAGGGCCAGGATCTGGGAACCGTGGAAGATACGGTCAAGACCGCGCCAGTGCGGGACTACGCTGGCAAAGAAAACGAAGTGGCAAGCCTGATCAAGGGTCTGCACCAATCTGGCGGCGCGCCGGTGTTCAGCGTATCTCCGCTGCGCAAAGTTTAATCAACCCCAACCAATGTTTCACCGAGAATTTACCAAGGAGGTTCTATGAACCGAGGACAAGTTGCAGCCGAAACCCAAGCGCTGCTCAAAGACATTCGCGATGCGCAGGTCAACGGCGACAAGGACCTACTCAAGGCGTGGACACAAAGCAATTCCGCGGTCAGCGGCATCACCGCCTACGACCTGGAAGCGCCGTCCAAGAAGCTTTACCCCGTCATTACCCCGCTGCGCAACGAAATTCCGCGCGTATCGGGTAAGGGCGGCATCCAAGCTGCGTGGCGCGCCGTCACCGGCATCAACACCAACGGCACCTCTCCGAGCGTGTCGCAAGGCCAGCGTGGCGCCGTCATTCCGACCAGCACCGCCGACTACACCGCGGCCTACAAGGGCTTTGGCCTGGAAGACTCGGTGACGTTCGAAGCCGACTATGCTGGTGAGAACTTCGAAGACGTCAAGGCGCTGGCTGTACATGGCCTGCTTCAAGCCATGATGATCGCCGAAGAAAAGGTCATTCTGGGCGGCAACGCGACGTACGCCATGGGCAACACTCCCACGCCCACGCTGACATCGGCCAATACGGGCGGTTCGCTCGTGGGCAACATCGGCTACGGCGTAGGCTGCGTGGCGCTGGCGTTCGACGGCTACATGCTCGCAGCGCTGTCCACCGGCATCGTACAGACCATCACCCGCACCAACGCAGACGGCACGACCGACACGATCAACGGCGGAACCGCGCGGCCGTCGTCTCAGGCCAACGTCACCACGTCGGTCAGCTCCAACGTGTCCACCGTCTCTGCGTCCGTCACGGCCGTGGCCGGTGCGATGGCCTACGCCTGGTTCTGGGGTGCCAACTCGGGCAATCTGACTCTGGGCGCCATCACCACGATCAACAGTGTGCTGATCACCGCTACCGCCACGGGCAACGCCAGCGCTACGGGAGGCAACTTCCAGGCCCTGACGGCCCTCGACAAATCCACCAATTCACTGGAGTACGACGGTCTGCTGACCTTCGCGTCGCAGTCTTCGCTGGGCGCCACGCAGGTGACGCAAGCCACCGGCACGCCGGGCACCGGCACGACCCTCACCGGCGATGGCGCAGGCGGTATCGTGGAAATCGACGCAGCGCTCAAGGCGTTCTGGGACAACTACCGTCTGAGCCCGAGCACTCTGTGGGTGAACAGTCAGGAAATGACCAACATCGGCAAGAAGATCCTGGCCGGCAATACCACGTCGGCTCAGCGCTTCGTGTTCAACGCCGAACAGGGCATGGTTGGCGGCGGCATCATGGTGCGCACCTACCTGAACAAGTACGCGATGAACGGCGCTACCGTGCTGAACATTCGGCTGCACCCGAACATGCCGCCCGGCACGATGCTGTTCCAAACGGACACCCTGCCGTACCCGCTGTCCAACGTCACCAACATCCTGCAACTGCGCATGCGCCGCGACTACTACCAAATTGAGTGGCCGCTGCGTACGCGCAAGTACGAGTACGGCGTGTACTGCGACGGCGTACTGCAGAACTACTTCCCGCCGTCGCAAGGCATCATCACCAACATCGCCAACGGCTAATCAGCCAACTGCCAGGGCCGCGGTTAATCAACGAGGGCGGCCCGTTCAGCCCTCGTTTCTTTTCTGGAGTGTATTTTGAGCAACGTCTTTCAACCCTCGATGGTCAAGCTGCAAGTGCCCCGCGGTTTCAGCCGCAGCATCAGCATCGCGGGCTTCACCGTTGACGCCGACACCAACGGCCATGTCGTGGTCCCCGCCAATCTCAAGCGACAACTGATCGACCACGGCCTGACCGAAGTACCCATGGAGTCCGATCCGCCCGAGCTGGAAGAAGTAGACGAAGAAGTCAAGACCGCCAGCAAGTCCAAGCGGGGTCGCTGAGCCGCTATGGCTACCAACTTGACCACGACTGCCCGGGTCAAGCGCTACTTGGGTCAACCCGGCAACAACGTTGATGCGTTGATAGCCGAGTTGATTCCAGCCGCCTCCCGGACGATAGAAGCCTACACCAGCAGACAATACCCGTACGTGACCCGGACCAGCAAGCGCATGACCGGCTCCGGCTCCGCTATCCTGGCGCTTCCAGACACGCCCATCGTAGCGGTCAGCGCCTTGGCGGTGGGGGGTGTTGGTATTCCGGAGTCGGACGGTACAAGCGGCGGATTCCTGGCTGACGACACCGCGGTGAACTTGATCTCTTACGGCAAGTTTCCGATGAGCCCTCCTTTGCAAGTTACCTGCTCCTGGGTAGCCGGGTACAAAGAAACTGAGGCCGGTACTATCCCCACTGCCAATACGCCCACTCTGACGCCCACGACGGGCGGCAGGGCTACGGTAGCGGTGAGTGTTACTACCGTGGCGGGCGTGCCCTTGACTGAGGTGACTAGCGGGCCGGTAGCCGGCCAATTCTCTCTGGCGGATGGGGTGTTCACGTTCAACTCAGCCAACTCAGGCACGTTGGTAGAGATGGAGTATTACTACATACCCAGTCAGGTGGAGCAGGCCTGCGTTGAAATGGTGGCGTTGGATTTGATGCAGCGCAGCAACGTTGGAACTAAGTCGAAGTCGTTGGCCGGCGAAAGCATCTCCTACGAGGATCGCGGTATGACCCCGAGCATTAAGGAAATGTTGCAACCGTTTAGGAAGTACACGCTATGAACTTGACTGCGTCGATTCGGGCGGAGGCCTTCTTGGCCCGTTTGAGCGGCTCTTCCGACGCTCTTGCTGCTGAAATGCGGCGCGTACTGAACAAGCTATCCATTGAGGCGCAAGCAGCTGTCAAGTCGCAGAAGTTGTCCGGTCAGGTGCTTCACGTACGGTCCGGCACGCTGAGACGCTCTATTAATCGCAAGGTGTTCGAAGACGCCACTGGGTTCTTCGCCCAAGTAGGCACCAACGTCAAGTACGCAGCCGCGCATGAGTATGGGTTCTCGGGGTCGGTGAGCGTTAAGTCCCACGTGCGTAAGATCCGCAGCAAGGCCGCCAAACCGACGAAGAGCGGCAAAGGCAAGGAGTCGGTACGGCAAGTCGTAGTACGCGAGCATAGCAGGTTCGTACACCTTCCCGAGCGCTCCTTCCTGCGCTCTACGGTCAAGGAAATGTTCCCGCGCATTCAACAAGAACTGAAGGCTGCGGCACTGAGGGCTTTAAAGTGACACGCGAGCCTATCTACGCTGCTTTGTTCGCGTTCTTCAGCGGCCTGACTCAAGGCGGCGCTCCTGCGTTCAAGTCTGCTACCCGACGTCTGACCACGTGGGACAACGCCCAAGCCGAAGACACGCCCATGCTGCTAATGACGCAGCGCTCTGAAGTAGCCAACTACCGAAAAAGCCTGCCGACCATCTGGACGTTGAATGTCTCCCTGTACGTCTACGTCAACACCGGAGCAGGCATAGACCCGGAAGCGGTTCCGTCCCAAATTCTGAACCCGCTCTTGGACTTAGTTGAAGGTTCGTTCACCATCGACAGTCTCAGTACGTTTTCCTCAACTCTGGGAGGTCTGGTGTCGCACTGCGCAATTTCGGGCCCCATTGAAATCTTCGAGGGCGATCTGGGCAACGACGAAGTTGCGCTGGTCCCCATTCAAATCCTCACCTCGCCATAAAGGAGAACTGACATGGCACAATATGAATTTGGTACTGGCGCGCTCTTCGGCAAATCGCTCGGCAACAGCTCGGCCACCCCGGTGCAATTTGGCGCGCTTCAGGGCGTGACCATCGACACCGCCTTCACAACCAAGGAGTTGTTCGGTCGATTCCAATTCCCTCTGGCCATCGGCCGCGGTACGGGGAAAATGACCGGCAAGGCTGACTTCGCGCAGTTCAACGCGCAGGCGTTCAACGATCTGTTCTTCGGTCTGACGGCCCCCGCCACCGGCAGCGTGCGCACCGTAGTGGAAGAGACTCAGACCGTCGCGTCCAACATCGTCACCGTGACCAATAACGCCACGTTCTCACGCGACCTGGGCGTGATCAAGGCGTCCGACAGCTCGCCTTACGTCAAGGTGGCCAACACACCCATCGGGCAGCAATACTCCTGCAACGAGTCCACTGGGGTCTACACCTTCAACACCACGCAGAACGCAGTGGCGCTCAAGGTCAGCTACAACTATACTGACGCCGCCAACGGCAAGAAGATCACGTTGACCAATCAGCAGCTGGGCAACGCTCCGCAGTTCCTCGCGGTGTTCACGCAAACCTTCAGCGGCAAGTCGTTGACCTGGGTTCTGAACGCGTGTATGAGCAGCAAGCTGGGTCTGACGACGAAGCTGGAAGACTTCACCATTCCGTCGTTCGACTTTCAGGCGTTTGCCGACGCCTCCAATGAAATCGGCTCCATCAGTATGGACGAATAAGGAAACAATCGTGTCAGACAATGAAGTGAGCCGGGTAGCGCCCTCGATGAAACGCGGTGGGCGTTGGGTACTTATCGGCGCTGAGGAGTACCGTGTGCCGCCGCTATCCTTGCGCGACATTCAGGACATGCAAGAAGAAGTGGAGGGGCTCAAAGACATGACCGAGAGGCCCACGGCCGGGCAGCTTGCCTCGGTGTCCAGAATCATCTTGCGCGCTCTGCAACGCAACTACCCGAACATGACGACGGATGACTTGGACGGCATGTTGGACCTCGGCAACATCTACGAAGTTCTGTCAGCTGTCCTGCAGGTTTCTGGCTACATTCGCGGTACTGGCGCAGGAGGCGCCGCGCCGGGGGAGCCGGTCCCGTTGACTGGGACCGGATCTATGCCGTCCTGATCAGCGCGTTTGGATGGACGTGGGAGTACATAGATGAGGAAATGACGATACCGCGCTTCACCGCTATATCGGCGCATTGGAAACGGGTGCCGCCGATAGAGGTGACTCTTGCGAGTATCGCCAGCGTACTAGGCATCAAAATAGGCGGCGAGAAGACCGCAGCCACTTCCACATCCAGCATACAAGAGTTGTTCGAATCTGCCCAGGGGGCCGGTTTTACTACTGGGAGGCCTGAATGGCTGAAGAAGACAAAGATGTGGTAGTGAAGTTCGGCGCCAACATAGGTGACTTGCAAAGCAAGCTCAAAGATGTTGGCGGCTTGTTCGGCGCCTTGACCGACAAGTTTGCGGTGTTGGCTGCGGTGGTGGGCGGTGGCGCTGCGTTCAAGTCGTTCATCGACGAAACGAACAAGCTCAATTCCGAAGCCTCCAAGTTGTCACGAACCTTGGGCATTACGGGCGCAGAAGCTGGCGTTCTGAACCTGGCCCTGGGCGATATCGGAGCCGACGCAGATACCTACACAGGTGCGTTCCTAAAGTTCAACAGAGCGCTGCGTTCGCAAGGCGAGGAAATGCGCGCGCTGGGCGTGGACGTGGACGGACTTCGCAGCGGGCAAAAGACCAGCAACGAGGTGTTCCAGGAGTCCTTGCAGATCGTCGCCAGGTACAAGCCTGGTATCGATCAAACACAGGTGGCCATGACGCTGTTCGGCCGCAGCGTGGATGACATCCAGAAGCTGTTGAAACTGAACAACGAAAAGATGGAAGAGGCCCGCCGCAAAGCGCAGGATCTCAACCTCACCATCAGTCAAGAAGGTCTGGCCGCTTCTAAGAAATACAAAGAAGCCATAAACGACGTTGGCGACGTCATGTCGGGGCTCAAGAACACGGTCGGACAGGCTGTCATTCCCATATTTGCTGAGTTTGCTCAGAAGCTCGCCGACATTGGCCCTACGCTCGTGAGCGGCATGAAGAGCGTCACGGCGTCGTTCGTGTCAGCTTGGAACGAGGTATCTACGGTCATATCTCTGGCGTGGGCCGTGATCAGCGACGTACTGGGAAGTGCGTGGAAGTTGTTCACGTCTGTGTTCAGCGGATCTGAGACGCTATCCGCCATGGATGTGTTCAAGAACGCGCTGAGACTCGTCACCGCCTCATTCGTAGCTTTCAGATTGGGCTTCGAGCAGTTGATTCTCTTTGCCAAAGCGGCTTGGCACCAACTATCTGAGGCATCTGTAGTCGGCGCTGAAGTGGTTAACAAGGCGCTGCACGGAGACTTCCAGGGCGCTGCGAAGGCTTGGAGAGAGGGCTACGCCAGACTGAAGGCCATCGCGGAGCAGGATACGGCGGCCATCGTAGCGTCAGCCAGCAAAGGGCAGGAGGATCTTCAGAATGCCTTGACTGGGCCGGCAGGCAGCGCAGCGTCCACTCCCGCGGGGGCTCCCAAGGGCGGTACGAAGGAGGCCGATCTGGCGAGAGAAAAGGCGTTGGATAACGCGCGCCTGGAATTCGCCAAGACTGTCAACGACGCCATGCTCAAGATAGAGCTGGACTCCTTGCAGCAAGGTCAATTCCTTCTGGAAAACGACTACAAAAACAACCTTGTAACTACAAAGGAGTACTACGAGGACAAGCTGAAGTTGGAAACCGCGGGCGTCAACGCCTCCATAGACGCCAAGAAGCGGGAAGCCGACGAAGCCAAGATACAAAAAAGCCAGGCTCGCGTCGAATCAGAGCGGCTTGCAGCGGCTACCAAAGAGCAGAAGGCGTTGCTGGAAATTAACCAGCTGGAGCAGCAACGTTCGTTCTTGGTCGAGAAAAACTCCGCAGAGTATCTTGACGCGGAGCGCAAACGGCAGGACGCCCTAGACCAAATCAAGTCCAAGTCTAAACTGGACTCCGCCAGTAGCGACGTAGCCAACGCCAAAGCTGACATAGAGCAGATGAAGTCTCTGCGCGAAATAGACGCAGCGCAGGCGTTTGAACTACAGCGTCAACAAGAACTCCGCAGTATGGAGTCCACCCGCCGCTTCTACGCCGAAAAACAGCTGCTAGTAAGGGGGGATGCTGAAAAACAAGCAGCTTTGGACGCTGAAAAGGAAGCCGCAGAAAGAGCCCACCAAAGTAAGTTGATGGAGATAGACCGCTCCGCCGTACGTGAGCGAGCACAACTGAGCGTTCAGGCCCAGCAGTCTGTTCAAAACGGCTTCGGCAATATGATCAACGAGTTGCTGAGCGGTACAGTAAAGCTCAAGGACGCGGTAAGGAACTTCGCGGCGAGCGTCGCTAACTCGTTCCAAAACCTAATTGCGCAAAGATTCGCTGAAAAGTTGTTCGGCGCCGGAACTGCTGGGGGCGGTCTGATAGATTCGGTCACTCAGCCCATCATCAGCGCCGTGGACACCATCGTAAAAAAGTGGATACTGGGCCAGACGACTATGTCGGCTGCATCTGAAGCGGGCGCGGCAACCCGCGTCGCGACTGAAGAAGCCGCTTCAGGCCAATCTCTCGTCATTATGGCCGGCACAGCTATCAAGGGCATCGCGATATCAGCTTGGGAAACCGCCGCCAACGTGTATAAGTCGTTGGCGGCCATACCGTTCGTAGGACCGTTCGTGGCCCCTGCCGCCGCCATAGCCGCGGGCGCGGTGGTGCTGGGTTTCGCCAAGAATATCATGTCTGCAGAGGGCGGGTACTGGCAACTGCCTGGCGATCAGTTGGTCCAGGCTCACGCCAACGAAATGATTTTGCCGGCCCCAGCAGCGCAAGGTCTTCGGGATATGGTGTCTGGGGGCGGCGGGGGCGGCGGTAATTTGTCCGTGAACATAACAGCCATGGACGGGCGTAGCGTCCGCAGGGTACTTATGGACAACCAACCTGCGTTGGTAGAGGCTTTGCGCAAAGCAGACAGGGACCGTAAAAGATGAGCGACGAATACTTTCCCAGCCTTCCGGGGCTGGCCTGGAGCCAGTTTAAGAAGCCCAGGTTTAACACATTGGTGCAGACGTCAGTCAATCAAAGCGAACTGAGAGTATCGCTCACAGCCACTCCTATATACGAGGTTTCTTTGACATACGACGTGCTCAGAGATTCTGGGTACGGAGAGCTTCAGACGTTGATGGGGTTTTTTCTGGCGCGGCGCGGGAAGTTTGATTCGTTTTTGTTCGACGATGAAACTGACAATACAGTTTCAAATCAACTCTTCGGCGTGGGGGACGGCCTGGAGACTGACTTTCAGTTGGTAAGAGCGTACGGAGGCTTTACGGAGAAGGTGTCAAACGACATAACTGTGACAGAAATTACGGTAAACAACACGCCGACTACCGCCTATACGGTTTCTGCCTCCGGCTTGGTGGCCATGAATAGCGCGGCGGGGTCTGGGCAGGCGCTGCGGTGGAGCGGGACTTTCGCTTACAGGTGCAGGTTTACTGACGACGTATCGGAGTTTGAAAACTTTATGCGCAATCTTTGGAGCAACACGTCAGTGAAATTCCTAGCCAACTTGGGCACCAAGCTATGAAGCCGGCCGATCCTAATTTGGTGGCTTTATTCGATAGCGTCAAGAACTTCGTTATGTGGGAGGAGTACACATTCTCATTCCCAGACCAAAGTACGTTAGTTCTGTCCACCAAGGACGTAGACGCCACCGTGTCATACCCGCCACCGCCACCGCCACCGCCACCGGGCATACCTTGGTTGTTGGATACGTTCACAGGCACGCTCGGGGATACACTAGCCACCCATGTGGGCGAGGTGGGTGCTGCGTGGTCGGCTGGTACTGCGTCGGCCTCAGACTTCGTGCTCACTGGCGACGGCAACGTCCAATACACGGCGGGGCCGGGTACTGTGATCGCATCTGGCCTACCGCCGTCAGGAACCGCAGACTTCTACCTGGAGTTGGAATTTACCGTGTATGAATTTGACCAAGCCGAGATACAATGCACAGTAGGAGGATCTCAGGGTGTGCGCATGAAGCCATTTGGGTCCTCTGGCGTTGTAAAACTTGACACGGTCATAGTAACAGGGTCAGACTTTAAAATCAACACGTACAATACCGGGCTGCCCATGGGTGCTGGGGAGTCGTACGTTGCTTGGTGCGAAGTCACGGACGCGCGCAAGACAGTTACTTTCGGTGTGGGGGCCGCCAGAGGCTCGGGTGCGGTAGCTACACTGACTCTGATAGGGACTCTGCCCACGGCTGACGCTACGATTATGTATATATCCGGACCCACAAGTTTGGTGTCGCGCATAGAGGGGGGTGTGTAATCATGGCGGATGCTCTTGTTCGCAGAGGGGCCATAAGCAACAAGGTGGGTTTGGAGGTGTCTGATTTGAACGTCACCTTGGTTGTAAACCCTCTTGTGCTGAGAGGCAATACGCCGTTGGCGCTGTTTGCAGCGGATGGGGGGTTTGACGGAGCGACGTTGGTAGTTCAAAGATTCTTTTCTGCCAACTGGAGTAGTGCCCAGGACGTAGCGCTAAGTTGGCCTCTACTGCTTTTTGCTGGGCAGGTTGCCGAAGTAGACGTCACAGCGTCTGAAATAGACATGGTGGTAAAGTCGCACGCAGAGCAGCTCAACAGGCCTCTGCCCAGAAACGTTCATATGGCGTCCTGCATAAATACCGTGTACGACGCCACTTGCGCGCTGTTCAGCGGTAACTTCGCTGTAAGCGCTAACGTGGCGAACGGTAGCACACCTTTGAGTATTCTCACAGATTTAGCTGAGTCTGATGGTTATTTTGACTTGGGTGTGATTACGTTCACTAGCGGTGAGAATAACGGAGTAGTTAGAACGGTAGCGAGCTACGCTAATTCTCAAGTAAGTGTTGTGCCTCGATTGTTGGTGGCCCCCAGTTCTGGCGACACCTTTACCGTGGTGCCGGGCTGCAATAAGTCGTTGGTAGCTTGTAATTCTAAGTTCAACAACTTAGAGCACTTCAGGGGATTCCCATTCATACCCACGCCGGAAACATCTTTGTAAGGCCGCCATGGACGAAAGTTGGAGAGTAGCCGTAGTAGCTGAAGCCATGACGTGGTTGCGCACCAGGTGGCAACACCGCTGCCGAGTCAAGGGGGCCGGCGTGGACTGCGGTCAGTTTATAGCTGCGTGCTTTGTCAACACCGGTTTGGTAAGCGAGGTAGTTGTAGACAAGTACCCCAGGGACTGGATGCTTAACAAAAGCGACGAGTTGTTTCTGGGAGTCGTACGTAGATATCTTGTACAGATAACGAGCGAGCCTCTGCCGGGGGACGTAGCGGTGTGGAAGTACGGCCGCGGATTCTCCCACGGAGCTGTAGTGGCAGGGTGGCCTACCGTCATACACGCAACTTTGTCCGCCCGACAAGTTTGTTTGGCAGACGCCAGCAAAGGCGAACTTATGTACAACAAAGACGGGTCTATCCGTGACGTGCTGTTTTTTTCCTTGCCACCTAGGGGTTAGACATGGGGTTTCTGTTTAATAAAAGCAGCACAATATCCAACACTCAAAACAAAGTGGGGGCTTTGCGCATACAGTCCAGTACCCAAGGACTGCCTCTGCAGTTAGTGTACGGAACCAACAGAATAAGCCCTAACTTGATTTGGTATGGGGACTTTACAGCCGTGCCGCACACAGAGACTTCCGAGGCCGGAGGCAAGGGCGGCGGTCAACAAATTAGCAACACCTCGTACACATACACGACCGCAGTGGCCTTGGGTCTGGGGGAGGGGGCTTACGTAGGGGCCGAGGATCAGCAACTTCTGAGGGTTTGGGCCGGCAAGGACATAAAGACCGCTTCGGAACTGGGCTTGTCGTTCTTTGGGGGTGGCTTGGGTCAAAACCCCTGGGGGTACTTAGTGACTAACCACGCTGATCAGGCGTTGTTCTACCCCTTTTACGCGTACGTGGCGGCTGAGGCGTTTCCGTTGGGGGAGTCTGATAGTCTGCCTAATTTGTCATTTGAGGTTAGAGGTATACCTACGCCGCAGGGAGAAGCTTACAGCGTATGCACGCCAGACGCTAACCCAGGCTTGATCATGGAAGATCTTATTAACAATGCACGCTATGGATTCCAGTTCGGCTCCCTGAACGGCGTGCAGGTGGACGTGACGGACTTCGCAGACTACTGTTCTGTAGCGAACTTCTTTTGCTCGCCAGTTTACGCGGAGCAACGACCTGCGGCAGATATCCTCGAAGAACTGGCGTTAATGGGCAATTCAGCCATTGTGTGGTCCTACAGCACCCCAGCCGCCGATTCTTTTGGCATAAAAGTTGTGCCGTACGGTGATCTGGAAATAAGTAGACAGCCTAAACTAGCAGGCAACGGACCTTCGTGTAGTCTGGGGTCCGTAGCAACGTTCACTCCAAATTTAACGCCTGAATACAGTCTAACCAACGATGATTTCCTAGCCGCTCTGGGCGAGCCGCCTGTAAGAGTGATTAGAAAACGCCAGGCAGATACTTACAACGTGGTACAAATAGAGTGCTTGGACAGAGGTAACTCTTACAACAGCCACGTGGCAGAAGCCAAAGACCTGTTGGACATACAGACGTACGGCGTGCGCGCCAAGGACGTGATATCTTTGCACGCCATATGCGACCCAGAGATAGGCCGCGCGTTGGCCCAGGTCATTTTGCAAAGAAATCTGTACATACGCAACACGTACGAATTCACCGTGGGGTGGAAGTACGGCAGGCTGGAGCCGATGGATATTGTGGCTTTGACCGATATCAACATAGGATTCACTGAAAGACCGGTTCGCATAGTGTCGATAACAGAAAGCGAGTCTGGACAACTCTCCATGACGGCTGAAGATTTATCTGTAGGCGTGTCCACCCCTAGCAACTACGGCTTTCAAAACTCACAAGGTTACGTCACCAACAACAACGTGGACCCGGGGCAAACCAACGATCCAGTGGTGTTCCAACCGCCTGTGAGTATCAGCGGAATCCCGCAGATATGGATAGGGGCCAGCGGAGGGCCTGATTGGGGCGGGGCGCAGGTATGGGCCAGCGATGACGACGCCAGTTACAGCAGGGCGGCCACCATAACCAACCCTGCTAGATACGGTGAGCTAACAGCAAACTTCCCAGCTCATAACGACCCCGACACGGTAAACACACTAAGTGTAGATCTAACAGAATCCGGCGGGGCTATCTCTTCGGCTACCGTAGCTCAAGCTGACGCGGGAGACACACTCACATACCTGGAGGGCGAACTCATAGCGTATACAGACGCCACGCTGACCGCGCCTTTTGAGTATGACTTGGACACTTACATACGCAGAGGGCAAAAATGCACAGTGCCTACTGCTCATTTGGTGGGGGCCAAATTTATGCGCTTGGACTCTGCAGTGCAGAAAGTTGACATATCAGAATCCAGAGTTGGCTCCACGATATACTTGAAACTGCTCAGTTTTAACAAGACAGGAGGGGGCTCTTACACTCTGGATCAAGTGACGTCTATACCCTACGTAGTGCAGCCGGTGGGGGTGGTAGTTACGGGCGGGGCCGTCCCAAGCACGATAGCTGCTGGGCAAGTGTTGTGCATACCGCCAGACGCTCAGTACAGTGTGCTAGGAAGAATGACGTGCGACGGTCGCATTAACTGCGACGGTACTTTGATAGTAACGTGAGGACCAAATGAGCGAACTAGTACTGACTCAGCAAGCAAATCCAGGCGCCATGGGGGCCAATCTAGCGGCCGTGTTTGTGGACACTGCAGGCCAACCCTCGTTCGTAGGCAGCGACGGAGCCGCGAAGAAACTGATGGACTCAAACAGGCCAGTGGTGGCTAGTAATATCACGATCACGCCAGGGCCAATCACCATGAATTTCCCCGCTGGTAGAATCATTTTGTCTCCGGGGGCAAACTCTACGCTAGTAATTAACTCATTCGTAACAGTCAATACATTGGTGTTCGCGATGGCGGCTGCGAACGACTCTACCGGGCGTGTAACCGCCGTAGAGTCAGGAGCGGGTAATTTCACTGTGTACTCAACGGCCCCCGCGGCTAACATGCCGGTCAATTTCCTTGTAATCAACTGACCGGAGTGGATCATGCCTATAAAAACAGACATGGATCAGTTTTCGTTGCAGGTGGTAGTGTCTGCGGCAGCTGGAGCCTTGGTGAGCTTGAGGGCCATACCAGGCTCGACCCTAGCCGAGAAGATCGTGGCGTTGTTTCTTGGGTTCATTATTGCGGTATTTCTCGGGCCTGCGTTAGTTGAGTGGGCCGGCTATACCGCATCGAAGACAGCGGCCGGCATCGTATTTATTACGGGCGCGGCGGGCTTGGTCGCTGTATCGGCGTTTCTCGACGGTCTGAAGCAAGTACCGTGGAAAGATGTCATTACCAACGCGCTCACTTTCGGTAAGAGGAAAGGTCAAGACAAATGACAGCAGCCGCACTATTTAACATCGTTATGCTCTCTTTGCAGGTCACGTCGCTACTGGCTATAGTACACCCGCGAATTCAGACAGGATTCTGGGTGACCATAGGATTTGCAGGGGTGTTCATGGGCGCCGCCTCCGCGTTGGATCCCAGCTTCGATCAGCACAAGGCTATGTTGCTTATGGCCTCTGGGCATTTGATCGTAGCCGCGGGGGTTGTCGCCAGGAGCGCGAAGGCGAATAAAAACTGCCGCTCCCGCGGTCAGCGCCGCAGGGCGACAGATGATTTGGTCAACGGCGGTTGGTCAAAGCCAGCTGGTCACGGCGCAGGTAGGTCCCCCGTCAACGAGTCGTAACGCTTTTCGCATTCGAGGCTGGCAGATCGGACTTTGTCGAGTTCGGTGTCAGCCTCTCCTGCCAGCTTTGTGTACTCTGCAGCGCACGCTCCGAGAATGTCGGCGATGAGCGCGGAGGCGTCCTGGCGGGGCTCGGAAGCGGTGGAATTCGAGGGCAAGCTGCACCCTCCTGCAAGGGTGGCTGCGTCGCGGCGCAGGCGGTCAGCGCCGGCAGCAAGAGCAGGGCCAATCTTAGCCCGGTCCGCTTCCAACCTGGTTCGGTAGTTTGACATTTCACGATCGATTCCTTTCGCTTCTTCGGCGCGCCGGCCTTCTTCCTCGCGCGCGACGTCAACTGATTTGATAACCGCCAAGGCCCTGGCGTTACGCTCCTCCAATAGTTGGTTGTGAAACTTCTCCGCGCGGAGGTGCTCGGCCCCTCCCCACGCGGTCAGCGAAGCGACAAGCAAGCCTGCCGCGAGGAGCGGCAGCGACGTAATTGATAACATGGCTACCTCCAGTAGGTGACGCCATCGTTGCAGACGTACGCGCTTCGAGTCCACTCGCCATCACGATCAGCGCGCAGCGCCCCCACTTTGCGGCATTCGTGTTGTGCCGCAAATTCTTGCCACTTCTTGTAGTCGTAGTGTGTGTACGCGACCAGAGCGGCAATGGCAGCCACCGCTAGGGCGTAAACAGGCAAGTTTGAGTCAGTCACTGTCACCTCGCTTTGGCGGCGTAGCCACCGTCAACTACCATTGAAGTTCCTGTGATCCACTTCGAGCGATTGGACAACAGGAACAGAACTGCCTCCGCTACATCTTCAACTTTGCCGAAACCAAGTGGGTGGGCGGCGGCGTAAGATGCGGTGGCCGCGGGCGGGATCTTCGATACCAAGTTGTCGTGCAGCGGACTTTCGAAGCCTCCCGCGCGAACGCAGTTCACACGAACCTTGGGCGCCAACTCTACCGCGGCGCATCGCACCAGAGCCTCCGCAGCAGCCTTGGCCGCTGAGTAGGCGGACAGGCCTGGTACGCCTTGCACCGCGGAGGCAGACGACATAAACACCAAACTAGCCATGTCTGCGCAAACACTCTTCCTGGCGGCAGCTCTGAGCACGGCGCTGATGGCGGTCACCTCGTCCAAGGCATTGAATATTTCGTCTCTAGGGCTTGCACTTCTCAGAGGGGACAAGGCGGGGGTGGCTGCGCAAAACAGCACGCCGTCCACCGGCCCGAACTGCGACAAAGATTGCGCCAATTCTTCGTGGTTCAGTTTGTCGTTGGGCGAGCTAGCCACCACCGCGCCGTTCTGCCTCAGAAGCGACAACTTTTCAGGATTACGGCCCACCGCAAGCACCTTGGATCCGGCGCAAAGCAATTGCTGGGCAACGTACAACCCCAACCCGCCAGTAGCGCCGAACACCGCGTACTTCTTGCCTTGAAATTCGTTCATAGCTCGAACCCTTCCACGTAGCAATCTTGAGGCAGAGTCAGACGCGCGCCGGCCCACGCCCAACCAGCGCCGAAGCCGAGCAACGCCAGATCCAAGGCGCGCGGACGGGCGCCGCTAAACAGCGACGTGACGAGAAGCGGAATGGACGCTGACGAGCAATTGCCGAACTTCTCTATGTTGCACGGTATCTGCTCAGTCCGCAGTCCGCAGTCCGCCACGATCTTGCGCCGCAGAGCGTCGATCATCATTTTGTTAGCCTGGTGTAGCAGCACGTAGTCGGCCCCCGGGCGGTCCAGCAGCTCCCGAGCCATATGCGGTACGTTGCGCAGGACGAATTGTAGCACCTCGGCGCCGTTCATACTGAGAGTATGGCTGAGGTCAGCTCTCAGGTGCTCTGCGCCGCGGCCGTCCGAACCCACCGTGAACTTCTGCGTATGTACAGGTACACGCCAGAGGTCCAGCGCAGTAGCGCTAACGGCATCGCCGAACAGCGGCCGGGTCGCTCGGTCGGCCGGGTCGCATATGGTACTTGTGGAGTCGCCTACCACAAGCAATGTTCTGGCGCTGGAGTTGACGCCCATCAACTGCCCAGCCAGCCACAGGCCCATTACGTAGCCGGAGCAGCTCCAGTTCACCGGCACTACCGCGCAATTTCTCGGCAGCTCCAGTTTGTCGTGAAGTTCGTACGCCCCCGCGGGGACGTCCACGTAGGGGGTCTGAGTGACGTGGATAAGAGTAGTGACGGAGCTAGGCTCCCACCCCAACTCAATCAGCAGCTTCTGCGCTGCGAACAGTTCCATGTCTTTTTGATCGTAAACGCTGCGGACCCACCTGCGGGCTACCACCCCGGTAACCTTGGACGCCTCCAGCGCTCCGTCTATTTGGGCGTTAAGCACCTCACCCTTGGGCACCACGGTGGTGACGCCGCGCAGCCGTAGGCTATTTGCCGTTGCCGCGCAGCTCACTCTGCCCCCGCCAATCTGAGCACGTCCAGCACGGTACTGCAGTCAGAAAGCGACTGGCCGCTCACCTGACAACCGTTCGCTTCGTCGATGGCGATCATCGCAGAGAGCACAGTCAGCGAGTCCCAGTTAGTCAGCAACGTCGTTTCCTCCACTGACGGCAACTCCAGAATCTCCGCCAACTTGATCATCAGTTCCTGCTTGATTTTCTGAGACATCATCTTCACCTTTGATAAGACCTTGTTGCTTCAACACAAAGTAGGCGTCGCCAGACGCCCATACGGATTTGAGCACATCTTCGTACGGCAGACCCAGAGCCGCAAAGGCGCCGCGCGCAACCAACTCGATCATGACAGCGCCGCAGCGAGCTTCTTCCCAGTTAGGAATCATCAGACCGCGGTCCATGACGGAGTGGGCTGTCTGGAGAAGGCGCGATGCGGCGTTGACAAGATCCTCCACGCCAGGATCCAACTTGTACTCGTTGACAATACTGGCCACCGATATCATGGTAGTGGCCAGGCCGTTCGCTACGGCGCGCAGATCCCTCTGTACAGACAAAGCATCGTCGGTGGTGAAGGTCACCGCGTCGCGCAGATCCTTTCTGGCGTTTTGAGTAGGCTTCAACTGCACCACGTTCGCGGTCAGAGCTTCAGTGTCGGCGGCAGGGTCACTGCCGCGCACCAAATCCGTTTCGAATTTCATTGGCTCACCTCGTGGTCCATGAAAGTGGACCATACCGTATCGACGAACGCAGTGCGCAACGCGGGCGGGGGCTCGTCGAAGAACTCGCCTTCCAGATCCGCTGACAACAAGTGGCCGAACAGCGAATTGCGCCAATCGTGGTCGTCTATCAACTGAACGGCTATCGCTTCGTACTCCTCGACAGAGTGTGTGATTAACGAATGCGGCAGACCCGCCCGGCGAATCATCATGGCGTCGTACCGCTCGTGCTGGTCTTCCCCTTCCAAAGTCACCAACGGCATGCCCAGGAGTAGACTGTCGATGTTGCTGTTAGTGCCGCCGAACGGAAAGGTGGCCAGCTGAACGTGGCACTTGTTCAAGTGCCCCATGTACGTCTTGTAGTCCGTTCGTTCGTAGATGGAGGCGTTGTCCAGCCACTCGCCGATTTCCTTCGAAGCCTGGTGCAACAGCAGGCCTGTCATGTTGACGAAGAAGTGGAGGTGCACTTTGGTCTTGCAGCGCCCCACGATGCTCTTCAGCGACGCCATAAAGGGGGCGTTCAGCTTACACAGCATGGCGGGGACCGCCACGTGCACCACCCCGTCAACTGGATCGCTCGTGGTCTTGAGTTGCGGCAACGAACCTTCTGCGTCCGCCCGCATGACGAAGCGGGCGGCCCCCACCGGGTAGGTGACGATATGCTCAGTATACAAGGACGTATTGCTGACTGCCCCTTCTTCGCACAGAACGTAGTCGATAGCCGGCGATTGGCTGCTGGCAGGGTGTCCAAGCGACATGAACTGAACCGGCGCGAGTCGCAAAGAGGCGGTAGCCACCCACCACAGCGCCATACCAATCGACGGGTACCAAATGGCGGCCGGCGCTATCTCGTTGATCTGAATCACGACGTCCTTGAGTACGACGTGCTGAGCTTTGACCT